CACGAAAATAGGGCTTGGGGTACACAGGTATAACATACTTATTCTTGGGGGTGTTAGGCAGATTAACCGCAGGTGCTTCTACCGTCTCAGGAGTGTCGGCCTCTTTGACCCTGTTACCCAAAGTTACAGGTGACTTTACCTTACCCCAGTTAGGGCAGTGTGGGCAAACGTCAGGATTATGCTGGTCAAACGTACTACACAGGTACGGCCCCTTTATAAGGTCCAGCTTTTCTTTAGTATCCAAAGCTGAATACCCTGCGTGTTTCTTAGATATAAGGTGTGCGGCCTTATCTGCATCAGAGCAGAACTTAGCTATAGATAATCCTGCCCTCCACATAGGCTCAGAAGTAGTCTCTTGCTCAAGCACAATGCTGCGTAACTGAGCGCAGCCCCGACCGCCCATTGTCTTATTTAGAATATCTTTAAAATTACTCTGCATGTTCTGATGCAGTAAGTCTGTAACTGAGTTGTTAGTCTGAGGAGTATACTTCTTAGGCGCAGCTAAAGGATCACCACCTAACAAACCTGAGAACTTGTCGTAATCAATCGTGGTAATAACACCCTCAAAGAACGGACCCACAAGTGACGGGGGATCAGACTTATAGTTATGCGTATTGATAGGGCGCAACACCCTAGCGGCGTCAGCCGTAACCGCTGCATCAGCTTTAAGTCCGTGCGTTTTGCACATTAACTTTAGTTGTTCTGCTACGGGTAGCCATTCCATAAGTGCTACAGGTTCAGACAAAGGCCAGTATACGTGTACGCCTCGCCCTGAGTTTATGGCTAACGGTTTTGGCAGGTTAAGTTTCTTACAGAACGCCTTTAAGTCAGTTACGGCTTCTGCTTGAGTAGCGTATTCTTTTAACGGGCCGCAATCTAAGTCTAGGAAAAAAGAGTTTAGGTGGCTTACGTTATCGACCTTGCGGTTCTTCGCCTCGACTAAAGAAGCTAACGCGAAGTAAACATCAAATCCATCGTTGTTAAATCCAACAGTAGCATCAACAACAAAATCTAAAGTATTGTAAAATTTCTGTACCCTACGCTCATCGGAAGCACGGGCAGCGAACACGCAGTACGGACCCTCGGGGGGAAGCACTGCGGATAAAAAAGTCTTAGTGTCCATCACCATCCCTAACGTCAAAAGACGCCACAACTAGACGTATAAACGCCGTGTCTGTAGTCTAGTTGTGGCAGTAGTGTTTAGTCTTCCCAAGCGCCCAAGATGGTACTTAACTCAGGGTCTACGTCTTTTGACTTAGGCGCAACCTTTTTCTGGGTTGCCTTTTTTGGTTCTTCGTCTTCCGTAGAGAAGGGGCTTTTGTCTACTTCAATTTCAAACCCACTAATCTGCGGCGCTGCTTTGCTGTCATACCCATCAACAGAACCAAACGGGTTCTGCTCTTCCATAGGCTTGAGGCTTATGACTTGCACCGCACGAAGTCGAAGAGAAACAGAAGCCTCGCGCATGTTGTATGGTATGAAAGCGATAGCGATGTTGGCCGTGCTTCCAGAGGTTAACATGAAATCATCGTCCAGCTTAATGCCTTTAGCATCATAGTTAGATGGCTTGCGGGTAGCGTCTTCACCATAAGCTCCCTTTAGCTTGGCCTTACCCTCATAAGTACCGTCCTCGCGCTTCTTAAAGGGCATATCAAACTTCTCAGGCCAACTAGGTTCACGCTTCATAGTGTATGCTTTCTCCATAGCAGCATACAATTCTTGCGCTTGTTCTTTAGCCATAAAGAATGATGTAGAGTAGGCCGCGCCATCCTCAAACACACCGCAAGGCACAGATTTCTTTTCTGTGTTATCGAAGCGATATGTCTTGTTCATACGTGGGTACATTACCACCACGTTGTTGATGTTGTGAAACATCGGGTTTTGTTCAGCCATAGTATTCTCCTATCTTGGCGTTATTATTTATTATCGAACAACAGTTCAGTCTGACTATCGTCGTACAGCATTTCTTTTTCATCAACTGCATCATCGATAATCATCGTGTTGGGTGGGGCATTATGTTTGATTAGCCCCTCTATCGCTTCATCCACTAAGTATCGGTATGTCTGTCCGATCTTAATGTAGGCGTTCTCAGGGATATGACCCTGCCGTGTCCACGCTCTTACAGTGGACGTAGAGACTGACAAATTCTTTGCCAACTCTTCTATTGTCTTAAACTGTGCTGTCATTTTTTCCTCACTGACAATGTGTATTCAGACTTAGCTTTAAGACCCTCTGGTTTCGGAAGGTCAGGGTTATCCTCTAAGAACTCTTGCAGGGCAGATTGACTGATACGTTTCTCTAGCAACTCAAGAGCATCATGCTCTTTAACAAAGCCGTGCATGGCTTCCCAATCGCTAGTCCAGTATCGCGTCTTAACAGACCTGTAAAATATACCCTCAGAGGTACGGACACTTTCTACACCCTGCTCTTTGCAGTAGTTGAGTAGTGTAGATTTTACCTTCTCCAACTGCGTTTGCAGTACATCATCTGACTTTTTAAACTCAGACGATAGTTCGGCACGTTTTGCTCTTATTTTTATATACGTGCGTGTAAGCGTGTCTACTGACACATCTTTCTCTAACATAAGTATTCTCCTAACACGTCGAGAGTTAACGTATATTTAAGTTTGATGGCCTAGTCAAGTATATTTTTATAAAGATTTATAATTTCTGAATGGACATCTATTCTGGCGTCCAAAAGTCTATATACATGCTTTTCTACCGCAGAGCCTTGCAACTGCACAACCGTGCATTTGTGGTCTTGTCCCGCCCTATGAACCCTAGCGTTTGCCTGTGCGTATGTTTCCAGTGAAGAAGTCGGACCCCACCATACGACTGTATTAGCTGCGGTTAACGTAACCCCATGCGCGGCGGACTGCGGTTGTATGACTAGCACTCTAGGATCAGGTGTAGTCTGGAACCGTTTGAATATCTCAGTTCGCCTATGCGCGGGTACGTCACCCCGTATAACCTCAGTAGTTATGCCATCAGTAAGTAGTTTATCTGTCAGCACATCTATGGTGTGTTTGAAAGGCACAAACACAAGCACTTTTTTACTGGATTCGTCTATGACTTCTCGCAGCACTTTATATCTGTGCTTTATGTCAAAGGTTACAGTGTCACCACCATCAGTGTAGATAGCACCGCCAGCAATTTGCAGTAGCTTACTCATACCCACCGCAGCGTTTATAGCGGTAACTTCTTCTCCCGCCACTTCCATGATTAGCTTATCTCTTAGCAGCTTATAATAGTGTTTCTGCTGCCGTGTCATCTCTACGGCGCGCTTGGCGTAAACCATAGGCGGTAGGTCTAGGCACTCTTCTTTCGTAAATCTTATGGCGGGTTGCAAGGCCTTGTGTACGGTCTTAACCGCATTTTCCTTTGCCTTCCACTTAAACTGCGTCTGCTTAAACATAACCATGTCGCGGAAAGAACCAAAGAATCTAGGAACCCCTGTGGGGTTAACAAGTTTAGCCAACCCATACGCATCTACGGGAGACTGCGCGGCGGGTGTGCCTGTCATCATCCATAGCCATGTATCATCGGTTATAACTTTGCGGAGCGTTTTCCACCGTGTAGTTTGCGCGTTCTTATAGTGTGTGGCCTCGTCTACTATTATGAGGTCAAACCCACCTTTAGCTATTTCATCGGCTACGATCTTAACACCATCATAGTTTATCACGATAAACGTAGCTGCACCTTTTATTATCTCTACACGTTTGCTTACTGCGCCGTGCGCTACATCTACTGTCCGGTGAGGGGCAAAGTTAAACAAGTCTTCCCGCCATGCGCTATCCATAATCGACAGAGGGCAAATAACTAAAACCCGTTTGATTATGCCTAGGTCTATCAAATAGTCAGCGGCCCATATAGCACTGCCTGTTTTCCCTGTACCTTGTTCGTTAAAGCAGAAGGCGCGTTTGTGTAATGTCAGGAAAGCGGAGGTCTTTTTCTGGTGAGCAAAAGGTTCGTACTTACCTGTCCATGTGTAATGCGCTTCGATGGGTGACGGGGCTTTAATGTCCAGCCGCTGCAAGGCTTGCGCCTCGCCTACCCCCCAATGCACAAGGACATTGTTGTCTTTAATCTCTTTGCTTTTGGGTATGATTGCGGTCACTTTTTTAGGGTTGCGTAACCGCATTAACAACGCCTTACCGTCGATAATCTTCATGGTATTCTCCTATTGTTAGGTCTGGGCCTAACTTTTCTTAGTGCGCTTAACGGCTCTTTTTGGCCCTTTACTTAACGCGCCACCAGCAGCTCTGTTTTTCTTGCGGCTCTGGACGGATACGCCGTCACTATTCTTGCCGCCTTTGCTTAGTGCCTTTTTGTGAGACACGTCTTTACCTTCACGCTTGTCGGCCTTGCCGTTCTTATTGGCATCCTTGCCGTTCTTGTCCATCTTAGCTCTGGCGCGTTGTCGTTCAGATCGGGCCGAACCTTCGCCCCTCTCCTGTTGCAATTCGTACTCGCGCTTATATGGGCGGTCTTTCTTGGGGTTTTTGTATGCCATGTCAGTTATTCCCGTTGTGTATACACTCAGTAACTACGCAGTGGCGTTTACATAATCCACTAGGGCGCGGGTTCCACACATCAACTTTAAATGCTGTTTCCATCCGAGCATAGTCTGCGAACCACTTATCCCACAAAACAGGCTCTTCGTCTATTCTGTATGTGGCCTTGACCAAATCTTTACTAACAACAAACAAAAGACCTGCTCTTATAGTCTTAATAGTAGGGAAGTGTTTGAACGTAGCGAGCGCCATCAGTTCCAACTGCCCCTTGTCGGCATACTTAGCCGACTTACCTGTTTTGTAATCCACGACCCAAGCAAGATCACCATCTAGTATGAGT